AAGGCCTTAGTCGCTGTCCAGTTTTTATCCGTCTGATCTGAACAATCGGATGATCCCAGGCGGCATTCGCTAGTACGTTTAATTATGGAAGACGAATGTTACGAAACGCTGGCCCTAAACAGGCTGACGTCTAGTCGGGAACTAAACCTGATGAAACTCTAAATAAGTGGATTCTTGAGGGCATGAGCGGTCTCGAAAACCTCACTCATCGAGCGATAGTAAGCATCTCGAACTAACGACTTCTTCTCTCACATAAAGGAACTTAACTTCTTCTCTCACATAAAGGAACTTAATTCATGTCTACCGATTACGCAATTAGCGCCGCTCCCGCAACTAAGGAAATGTATGAAGAAGCGTCTCGTAGTGGGTGCTGGTCAATGAAATGCACAGCCTTCCACACATCTTAACACCCTACTCTAAGAGGTACTGATATGTCATGCGCCATGTTGAGCATCAATAAGCCAAACAAGCACGAGTCGCGCTACTGCGCGGCGTGCCCGTCGTTTGGCCGTACAGAAAACGTTCGTTGCAAGGTTTCCGGTGAGAGGGATTCGGGCCGGGCTTCGGCCCGGCCCCTCTTTTTGGAACTCGAGGGAAAAGCTGTTGCTGTCATGATGGCCCCCGTAGCCAATGACACGGGTCTCGCGATCGCCAACCGTTTCACGAACGGCGGTCTTGAGTTCACCGTTTTCGCCGAGCGCATTGATCGAGTCCTGGGCGGTATCGATTTCGTGGTCCAGAAGATAGCCACTATCGGCTCCTCAGTCAAAGATCAGACCGTTTCGACCGGCGTGTTTTCGTTCATGATATCACGTCGTGATACTCCGAGCGTGGATGAGCTGGCACAGACGATCGCTCGCGCCAAGTCAGTGAGTCACGTCAGTGCGAAGGCGCTCGCACTCAGGTACGGCGCCGAAGCGTGCGCTTCAGCTATGGTTGTAACCATGCTGAGCGCGCCGGGGCACCGTGACCATTGGGTTAGTATCACCGACCCCTTGCTCTCGCACTCCGAATCGAGCGATCTTCTTAACGCGATGAATGATTTTATGGACAGCGTACTGTCCGTATACGACCTCCGCAATATGATCGGCTCGGTTACGCGTAACGCCACAGTGTGTGTCTCACACCGTTAACGCCAACATCTATCTAGGAGCACCAATGGATTACAAAACGGCCTACGCAGCTGCCGACTTCCTCGGCATCAGTTGGACTGAAGTCGACAGATTAATCGGTCTTGCCTCACAAGGCAACCAGTCAGCACTAGACCAGCTCGAAACCATCCTTGTACACGCAGAAGCGTTACGCAAGTTGGTTCCCGGCAACAACAAAAAGGATGGAAAATGAACAGTGACACCGTAATTAAAGACAATACGTCGCGCATGCCACCTATCGAGGGCAATCGGTTCCGTCGCAATTCGCCCATGGACTCGGGTTTGATGGAGCTCGCTAGCACTAACAGGGTGACCGTTGTCGATAACGGGTACAAGAAGGATATAGAGGCGGGGTCGACGTTCTTCGTGCTACCCGAGATCGTGGGACGCATAGATGACGCCGTCGCTCAAGTCTCAGTCGTAACAACAATTGCCGATGCCGCTCGCATACTCGGAGCGGAAAGCAGTATCGTTTCCTTCACCTCGGATCGCGTGCTCAAGTGTGTGCTCACGTACCCCGACTTGTTCGCGGCCAATCTAGCCGTTCTGGAGGGGTATCCGGAAGCCATGTACTCGGAATCATTCCGCGACATCACCTTCCAGCTGCCTAAGCAGAGCTACGAGCAGCTCGCGCTCGATATCGCGTCGGCCCGCCGCGCGGCCGACGCGCTAGCCAAAGAGCGCATTAAAACACCCGAGGGAAAGGACGAAGCGGCAACAAACTCGCTTGGCAGAGTGAAAAGCTTTGACAAATTCGATGAGACCGTATCCAGGAGGCCGCGCGCTACGCCGCCTGAACTGTCCGACTCTTATCCGGACGCATAAGATGAGCGGGCCGGATGATGTAGTTGTGCGTCCTTGGTTACCGCGCGTTGATCTGAACGACTTGAGCACTTTCTTTGGCTCCCGTGCCCCACGCATGAATGTGCCGTTACCATCACGGAACTCGCCGATCGAGGTGCTCACGGGCGTTTACTCATACGCTCCTGATTTCATGGAATTCACAGCCGCTGTCGCGGATGAGTTGGACGAGGTTGCTCCCGTCTCAACGGATAAAGACGAGTTCGTCGGACCAAACGGTGTGCACGTTGACTTTCAGACCCTCAAGTCTGTTGCCAACTACACTATGGACCCTATGGGCTTCGTGCCTCTGCAGAACGAACGCCTCCGCTCTAGCCTCGGCCTGCCAAACTCGTTCAGGTCGGATAGGCATCTCGCAATAGCACGAGAGTTCTTCCATCTGATCTGTAACGCGGTGGTTCCGACCGGTATCAGGGCTACCAAACGCTCGTCTTCGGGTATTCCAGTTCACTCGACCGACCATGAATGGAAGCTCGCGATTGCGCGCTATATGCTGAACAGGACCGACGATATCGCGCAGTTGCGCAGAAAGGAGGACCGGTCGGGCCTAGCCAACGTGTACGGCATAGTGCCGACGTATGGCACGAATAGGCGCAACCAGGTTGAGCGCAAAGGCAAGAAGCGCATGGTGGCCGACCTCGAGTACGCGCTCTCAGGCGGTGCTCGTGGGCACATGATCCAGTCAGACG